GACAGTTTAGCTCTGCATCCCACCCGTAGTCTTCGAAATCTTTATACATCTGCTCTACGAGACTTGTCGTTGGGACAACTACAAGACTTTTTTGCCCTCTATCTGTATAGTACCTCACTAGAGAGTAAATCATCAACGATTTTCCAGAAGCAGTTGGTGATACTAATAATCTTCTTTGATGTTTTAAAGCGTCGTACACTCCCTCTATCTGGTATTCACGTGGAATGTGACGACTTATAGATGTCATATAATCTTTGACACCCTCCATCGATATCATTTCATCAACTTCGAATGGAGTGCCAAAATATTTGTTATCTAAAAACTTATAATCGTATCCGTAATTCTTACAAAAAGAAGTTATCTTATCTAACAATCCAACATAGATTTCACCGGTTGCAGTTGAGAATAAACGAATCTTCCCATCCCAGTGCTTGTTACGGTACTGAGGCATAAACTTTGCACCTGGAACTTCGAAAGTGAAGTGATCCGATAGTTCCTGATAGATGTGAGGTTCTGCTTTAACACGCAGGAAAACTTCATTCTTCTTCTCAATCTCAAGATCAACCATAACCAGCAATGAATTTCTGCCACTCGATTGCATTCTTAATCTGATAAGTCCTATTGCTTATCTGTTTTAGGATGCTCTCAATATAATTTAGGAGAGTTTCATAGTAGTCAATTTTAAGACTTATATCCATCAACTTAGAATCTGCATCAAGATATTTGGTCATAGTATCCTTATCCCTTATCTTTTTTCCAAAGGGATTCTCCTGATATACTTCTGGATCTGCTTTTCCAGCATAGTATTCATATCTCTCATGTCTAATATTCTTTCTTTGTTGCTCTGCTTTCTTTCTTAGCAACAAGAAATTATTAAACATCTCATGGTACTTAGCATGTAATGCTGGTACTTTTAATGATTCAGTATGAAGGTTATCAGCGTCAATCTGTGAGTCTTTCTCCCACATACTTTGTAAAGTTTCAAGATTCAAAGTGGTCTGCCTTGATTGTTAACGATATCGTAGAGGGTGTATTTAAATGATACTTCAGCAGTAAAATAATCCACCGTTCCTTGTGTGGCATCAAATTGAAGTGTAGTTAAATCAGTTGGCCACATATCAGTAAATTTTACCATAAATTGTGGATTATTACTAGAATCTAATACAAATAATGTGCCATCACTAGTAGTATTATCTGGATCTTTTGGATCTCCTTGCAAGTTATCTGTTTTACCTGACCATATATCATATGATTCTGAAAGACTTTCAGGATATCCAAGTCCTCTCATCCAACGTTGAATCTGCATATAATTTTCAAGATCCTCATCAACTAAAAATCTTAAAGTGAAGTCTTGAAACTCCATCTTATCACCAGGTATTGGAATATCTTTTAGATAAGTTGGTTGAGTTGCTTCATTAAGAGTCATTCCAGGTATTTGGGCAGTATTACTGAAAAAACTTACCTTAGGTGCTTTGACCAAACTAAACCTAAAACCAACAGGAGAAAGATAATTCCTATTTTCAATTTGCTTTTCAAATGGATTACGTGTTACTGCCATCAGTTAGCCCCCAGTTCATCCCGAACTTCTTTTTCAATTTCTTTTCTCATAGCAGCACGTTCTGCCGCTTTCTCTTTCTTCTCTTGTTCTTCACGTTGTTTATTAGCAGCTGCTTCACGTGACATTTCAATACGTTGCTTAGTCTTTTCACGATGTTTTGTCACATTATCTTGAGTACGTTCAAGACGCTTAAACCTTTCCTCAGCAGCATCTTCAATAAATTGTAAAAAACTTTTATTCACCATTTTCCCTACTCATTTGTTCTTCAAGTTTTTCTTTTGCTGCTTTTTTAGCAGCTTTATCAGCT